CAGTGCTGCAATTTGATGGCTACTGAAGGCATTCGTAGGGAAGTCTCTATTGTGAGACTTAATCGTATTCGCCAGCGCAATAAAATGCTTCTTAGTCATGTCGCATCTCCTATCGTGCATTCCCGTATCGGTATGGCCTACTTGTAGCAGGCCGACGTGATAGACCAGCTTGCGTGCTTTCGCCTGTCGTGTACGTCCTAGTTTGGGAGTATTCACGATTGCACCTCCAATAAATTAACAGCTTCTTCCTTGGTAATTTCACCCCTAACAACCGATGCAGCCAGCAAACAAACTCTGCTTTTCGTCTTAACTTCCGTTAATTTTTTACAGTTAGAGCAAGGGAGATTTTCAATCGGCTTATTACAAACGGAGCAACGAGTTAGTTTTTTATTTTGGGCAACTGGATAATGCAGTTTCCAGTGATGTTTGCGGCAAAGCCATTCAATAGCTTGCGGTGTTGAATAATCAATATGATGAATCTGTGAATTGGGATCACCGCAAATTGCGCATGGTTGTTTTTCAATTCTCCCAGCTCTATAATCCGCATAAGACTTAGAGCGAATGCGCTTTTTGTTGTGAGCCTCGTCCGTGTATCTGATCTTCATGGGCTTATTTTAAAAAGTATCAGTAATAATGTCAATAGAATAGAACTAGATTCAGTAAAATAGTTGGCCCTCAAATTGCATAGCTGTGGAAAACTATTTGACGGAACGGGTTCAATTTTGATAGGTTAAACCCAATGGCAAACGGTCAATTCGATAGGTTATAGTCGATGGCAAACGCCGATAATATCGCTAGTCAATCTACTGATAATAAAGAACATAATAAATCACCATTAAAGGATGTGGTAAAAATACCACAGAACAGGGTTTCAAATGGGAAGGATGAAAAGGGAAGATTTCTTCCAGGATATTGTGCGAATCCCGGTGGCCGGCCAAAGCATGATTTGTTGTCTGAAATAGCGGACCAAGTATTCAAAAAGAACCCTGAGCAGATGAAGGATAAGCTGCACGAACACATCATTAATAAGGGCGATGCGCGATTGATACAAGTGCTTGGAGACCGCGCCTATGGCCGCTTGCAGGAGAATGTTAACATAACGGGAACTGTTGACTTAGCAGTACACTTGCAGCAATCGCGGACCATGCTGGAACTGCCGGAAGCGCATTTAGACGATGAGATTGTCGAGGGTGAAATTGTGGAAGCGGATCATGGCCTAGCAGATCCTTCCGAGTAACGCAACACTTATATATAAGGATACAATTGGCGCACACTAAAGCAGAGTTAATGCTGCGCGAGGATATTGGGAAGCTTACCCATGATCCTTATAGGTTCGCGCTGTACGCATTCCCTTGGGATCGCCGCGAGCTAACCGGCTACAAGACTCTCCGCAATTGGCAAAAGATTGTGCTCCAGCGCATAGGGTGGCACCTTGGTCACCCATCCACCAGGTTCAAGCCTTGCCAGATAGCGGTCGCTAGCGGTCACGGTGTAGGCAAAAGCGCCCTCGTGGCCATGGTCATTAACTGGGCGCTATCCACGTGCGAGGATACCCGCATCGTGGTCACGGCGAACACGGCCACGCAGTTGGATACGAAAACAGTACCAGAGGTTAGCAAGTGGCTGCACATGGCCATTAACGCGCATTGGTGGGATATCAAGGCGACCAGTATCGCGGTAAGGGAAGCGAGCCATGCCCGCATGTGGCGTGCCGACTTCATACCGTGGTCGGAAAACAATACCGAAGCATTCGCCGGCCTACATAACAAGGGTAAGCGCATCGTAGTCATATTCGATGAGGCATCCGCCATTGCCGACCGCATATGGGAAGTGACGGAGGGTGCGCTCACCGATACCGATACCGAGATCATATGGCTCGCCTTCGGCAATCCTACCCTCAACACTGGCCGATTCCGTGAGTGCTTTGGCAGGCTCAAGCACCGCTGGCAACAAGTACAAGTGGATTCGCGCAAGGTATCGGGTACCAACAAAGACCAGATAGCGCAATGGATAGCGGACTATGGCGAGGATAGCGACTTCGTACGTGTTCGCGTTAAAGGTGAATTCCCTCGCGCGGGTAGCACGCAGCTAATACCGGGTGACGTGGTGGCCGCATGCAGGCGCTACGAGGCAGAGGGATTCGATACCATGCCTAAGATCCTGTCTTGCGACGTGGCACGCTTCGGTGACGATCAAACGGTTATCGCACTACGGCAAGGTCGCAAGTTCCGCATCATAGACAAGTATCGTGGTCTATCCCTTACGCAAACGGCAGAGCGCCTTATCGAGCACATAGACATCGCGCACCCCGACGCCACCATAGTGGACGGAGACGGCATGGGAGCGGGAGTAATAGACCACCTCGAGTACCGTGGCTACACTGACCGCATATTCGAGTTTCATGGTGGCGAAACGCCCGATGATCCTGCCCGCTACTTCAACAAGCGTGCCGAAGTATGGGGACTCATGGCGGATTCTCTCCGCGCTGGACTGGACATACCGGACGATCCTGAACTGGAGACGGACCTGTGCGGTCCCCAGTACGGTTATAACTCCAAGCAACAAATCCAACTGGAGCGCAAGGAAGATATGAAGAAGCGCGGCCTGGCGTCTCCCGACCTGGGAGATGCCCTGGCCATGACGTATGCGGTACAGGTGAACAGTCCCCCGCGTAACCGGCTACTGGACCGCGCTAAAGAGATACCCGACCTGTCCAAGCGTATCGCTGCCTTCCAGCAAATAGAAATGCTCCATCCCCCCAGCAGACTGCAATCGTTACCCATTCGCAGTTGGCGACGCAGACCGCGCTAGGGTATAGTTCAAAACTGTCCGGTCGCAAGGGGTTAGCGAGGGTGGGTTTCACCGATGTACCGCAACACCAAGAGAACATGCGGTATGCCTCCTACCGCCTATAAGAGCGTGGAATAGGCTCTCGCTAACTATAAAGGGGATAACATGAAATGCCAACAATGCGGTAGTGGTATTAGCCGATTAAAGCAAGCTTTACTCGAACAGGCAGCCAATGGAAGTATTCATCTTTATGATGTGGACGGACAAAACATTTTTCCAGTCTATGGGCCAGACGGATCTTTAACCACTAAATCTATATTCTATTTGTGTGAGGAATCGGAAGATCCGGGAAAGTATACCGTTCTTGGTTGTTGGTATACCAATAACGATTGGGATGACATCAGGAAAGCACTTATCCAGTGGTACGACAACAAAGCTAAAACGATAGATATTAAGAATGGAGAATTTGGGCTTCCGTAACTTCCATTTGACAGAACCATTCTCACCTGCCATTGTTAATTCGTAATCCCCACGCGCTCCCTCCAGCGCACATGCTCCCCGCGTCAGCCCCCTTCCCTGGCGCGGGGTTCTGCTTTATAATGGTCCTGGGCATGTTGGTGGAAACAGACCCACGCGGTGTGGGCAACTGGAAACCAAATCGACATGCCCTTTCGGGTTAACTCCATAAGAACCTGATTCCCTCCCTGCCAAAGGTTTAGGAATCAGGTTCTTTTCTTTGCAAATACCTATAAGAAAAACTTATGCTTGACAGTTCCCCATAAGTTCAGTTTATAGTTACCACTAGTGAACCTTCCTTCCATCCGGCAGTTACTGACTTCGCTATTTCGTTCACGCTATCAAGTTCAATTGGAGAATGAGAACATTCGCCTCATTGCCCGCGTGAAGGAACTGGAATCACAAGGCGAACAGGTAATGAGCAACCTGCTGCAAATCGCGGGTGGTCCTGGCATCCTTCGCACCACGGTTGAGAATGTTCCCATGCGGACACGCGCTGCGGCACCATCGCAATGGCTGCGTGCCATGGAGCAGCGCAATCGAAAGAATCCTGAAACGGTTACACCGGCCTCAATGGATAGCAATATCGGTGGGAATCGCCATTGATATTTCTTTCCAATTAAACAATAGGAGAATCCATTGTCTACAGACATGAACCAGCCAAGCGGTGTGCATGTAAGCAGCACATTCGCTAACGGCGTGAATACGGTTGTTATAACTCAGTTCTTGAATCCCACCGTATCCACATCGCTCGATGATGCGAATGGTACGGCTGTATTGACGGCCACCGGTGGCGCTACTGGCGTTACGGTGTACACCATCGTGAACACGCCCGATACGCCTGTCACTGCTGCCGATAACACGGTCCTGCAATCCATCATCAATACCAACGCAACATCGGCTTAGGAGAAATAAATGGCATCTCCACTGAATCCTCCGAATCAAGTACAGGGTACGGCAGTATTCGCGGACGGCGTATTGGTATTCACCTTGGATATGTTCATTAACCACGCCGTGGCGTCATCTCTTAAAGACGGCTCCAGCACCAACACTGTAGCGGTTACCGAACCAAACAGCGGCCAGTTGCATTTCGTTGTTACCTGTACGCCCAACAGTGCCGTACTTGAAGCCGATAACACCATAGTCTTAAATTTCACCAATACCGCATCACCGTCCGCCTAAGGAGCGAATATGTCGATTACACAGCGCGATCAAACCCAACCTAACGCCATTAGTTGCAGTGCATCCATGGATGAGAGTGTTCTAGTCGTAACCGTAATCATCAATGACATCAACGAAGCATTGGCTGACATTCTCGATGACGGTTCCAGCTCCAGCGTTCTCACTTGTACTGAGAATGACGATGGCACGTTGACACTGGTGGCGACCATTACGCCCGACAGTCCACTGGCCGGTGCGGATTCCACTTACGGTCACGAAATAGCCAATATCAATCAGGGGTAGCTAATGCCGGCTGCAACTGAAAAGCAACGGATACTGTTCGCCATCGCGGAACACAATCCGTCCAAGTTGTACGCAAAGAACAAGAAGCTGGCGAAACTTCCCAAGGGAACGCTGCATGAGTTTGCATCGACTAAAGGACTTAAGAAATGAGCAACTGGATAGAGGGTGCGGTGAAGCACAAGGGAGCATTGCATAAAGAACTTGGTATCAAGCAAGGGAAAAAGATTCCGGCAGGAACTCTTGCGAAAGCGGCCAAGTCCGGTGGCAAGCTGGGTCAGCGTGCGCGACTAGCGGAGACGCTGAAAGGATTCCATAAATAAATGCCAACATACAGTTCTACTGGACTCAGAACATCCCTCACGCGGTTCCAGATCGGTACCAGCTTCGGTTACGATCCAGCGCAATCGCAGACCATTGCCATCACCAGCGTATCGCGTACCTCCAACGTGGTTACCGCAGTCACCACCACGCCCTATCCATTCAAAGTTGGTGACAGCGTTGTCGTCGCCGGCGTGTCCCCTGTTGGCGCAACAAACTTCAATGGCACATTTACGATTGTCGCCACCACGAACGGTACCCATTTCACTTACGCTTCGACAGCGGCCAACGATACAGGAACAGGCGGAACGGTAACGGGAACCGTTGTCTATGAACCTCTTCCCACAACCGCTACCGCAGGCACAGCATTCGCGCTTCCCGATGCGCCATACGGTTCAGACCGTCAAGGTCGCGACATTTGGTGGCAGTTTGCCGTAAGTCAAGCGGCTGGTGCGTTGACGGTTGCACTGCAAGGTGCGCCAACGGATACCGAAGCGGATTACGTTACCCTCGACAGTTCCACCACGGCAGCCGGAGACACAAAGGTAACGACAGGCGTTAACAATCCCTTCCTGCGCCTAAAGATCACTGCCGTAACGGTTACTAACGGCGTGGGCATTCACGGACGTATTCAGGCTTGATGACTGACCGATCCACGATGCAGGACTTACTGGAACACTTTGACCATCAATTCCAGAATTACTTGCTGTGCGATAAGGCGTTAACGGAATCCGGTGTACCGAAAAGCGGTATCGAGGTTCCCAGTGAAAACGAATGCTTCACATCTCAGCGCATCCGAATGCTGGCGGCTGACAGGGATTATTGGAAGGCTAAAGCCAATGGGAATGCATAACGATCACCAGTCAAGTCAGTTGGATACCATTCACGCGCAGATCACGGCTGAGTTTGAGTACTTGGAGGAACGCGAGAAGTACATGCGTAAAGTGGACAGTGGACGTTTCCGGTTTCTGGTCACGATGATTCTGATTCAAGCGGCTGCATTTATAGCGGGATTGGCTCTCGTTCGTCGCTAATGTTTTACGAGTATCTCATAAGAATAATTAATGGCCTTAGATCCTCAAATTAACCCGACAACACAAGATGGTGGGCCGACAGCCGGTCAGGGGGTGGTCCCAACCGAGCAGTCCGGTCAACAGGCTGCGGCCCCGCCGTCCCCGCAAGATCAGTACGGGGATAACTTTGAGAATTTGCCACCTGAATTGTCCAAGGCCATATGGTCAATCCTCATGGAAATGGAGCGGGAAGATACCATGCCCCGTCTCCCTGAAATAAGGGCGATTACACAAAGGCGACTGTTCTTCCGTGGCGATCAATACTGGTGGTGGAACGATAGCCAGCAAATATGGATGGGACCGGATCAGACAGGTTCCGCTATGGATTCCGGTGGGCAGGATACACAACAGCCGGCCTTCCAGCACGTAACCAATATCTATCAAGCTACAGGTAAATCCATCATATCCGTTCTCAGTCAGAACATCATCGGTGCGCGATTCTGGCCGGAATCGTCACAAGATCCCAAGGACGTTAACACCGCCAAACAAGCCAGTAAGGTAGCCGATTACATTCACCGCAACAACGACATGCAGACCAAGTACACCGACATTGGTTACTACATGTGGAATGACGGTTTCCTTGGCGGGTGGGTACGGTACATATCAGACGGTGAACGATTCGGTTGGGATGAAATGCCCGTCACTGCGCCGCAAGATATAACTTTGCAAGATGGTGGTGTCGTATGTCCTGCGTGTGGTTTCGGTGAACCTGGACAGGGCATTGATGATTCCCCCACCTGTCCAGATTGTGGTGAAGCATTGCAACCCGTAGGACCACAAACGGTAACGGTGGATATGCCGACAGGTGAAACAAACCGGATTCCCAAAGGTCAAGAAACCATTGACTTCTACGGTGCGTTAAACCTGAAACGTACGATGGTAGCGGATAAGCAGCAGGACTTTGAATATCTAACTCTCATCACCGACTTACAGAAATCCAAAGCGAAATCCATGTTCCCGCATGTCAAGGATTCCATTGACCAGGCCGGATCCGGCTGGGTCACT